CCAAATAGGTACCGCTCCCTGCGTGCGTTTCGCTTTCCCGTCAAATCGCCACCAACCGTGTTCGCTACGCTTGCAAGGCACAACTTTACTTCGCACGTTGTGCTAGCTGCGTTTTTCGCTACACGGTTCTGTCTCTTTGACGACCCGCTCACGCAACGCAGGACGCTTAACCTCATTTGGGAATGGACATAAACAACCTGGTTCCCTAGTCCCGACCATGTGAGCCATGTTGCAGAAAACTTTAACCCGTGTAATTTGGCGCCGTAACGCCAATGCGATGTGCCCATCGCAAGGCGTTAGGACGGGGGGAGCGCCGAAATGACACTACTCAATTTTGTTACAGCCGTATCACCGTTCCCGGCTACTTAGTCCCGTATCGGCATTACTGTAATGTTCGCGGACCCAATAACGCCATCTTCGTCTATGTTGCCACGCCTACACCGTTTGAAGTTACAGCTTCAGTCACGTCGATTTACAGCACCTTCCGAAATGGCTACGCCATTCGGACGCTGATTTAGAAAAATCAGCCCCGGCGCGTAAATCTCGCTCGTTCGCGTAACACCAAACGAGTTCCGGCTGAGCAACACGCCAAATCTGCCGATTATCGTGTCCTGTACTACTGAGTCCCGATCAATAAAACAAATCTTACGGCGCGTTTTCGGCAAGTCCTTCCAGGCTTGGGCTCCCACGCACGTACGCTGCCGCATCACACGCCACTCACACGTTGTATTCGCGGTACGTCTATGTCCTGCGTATGCCTCAGGCTCGATAACTTCGTTAGCGCCCAGTTTGTTCACTACGTTCCAAACCTGGCTTCTCGCTTTCTTCGGCACGCAGGACATAGAACCGTGTGCTGATGCCGCTCCCTCCGCGTGCGAACCCCAAAGCCAATGGAACGACAATTGCCCAACGACGCCTGGTTCCCGCTTACAAGTCCCGTAGCAATATCCCTAACATCATCATTACATCTCGTGTACTTCGCACGTTGCCGGCTCCGTCTCCGAATCCGTGCTTCGCACTAGTTCGGAACCTACGCCCGGCAAGACACGGGTCAGACGCTATGCGTCGCCCCGCTTGCTCCCTACTCTCAATGTAACTCTATAGTCCCGAATCTAATGATTTACAAACTGGGGAATTTCAATTTGGGACTCCGTCAAGTCGGACCCTCTCGTTTGATTAATTGGCTCTACCTCATCGCCTGCGGCTCTTCGGTGCGCCTACGTCTTTCGCTCAATTATTCAAACTGCCGGTTCTCAACTTAACGGAAGTCCCACCCGGGGTCGGCAAGGACCACTACCTAGTCCCGACTTCAATAACAATGACGATTACCTCGCACCAAAGTGTTTGCTGGCTTTTCAAATATTTCTCCTCCAACTATTTTGTTATTTACGCAGAAATACACTGCTCTTCGCTCCTGCGTCGCTAGAAATAACAAACATAGTTTCCCCCGGAATATTTAAAAACCTACCCTTACTCTCTCGCGTTGCTCGTTCGTTTCGGCGAGCACACTTTGATTACTCGATAATCTAGTTTCAACTAGATAGTCCCGTCTATCGCAACCCGTGTCAGCTCGCCCACCGCGCCGCGGCGCTCCCGCTTCGCAGTACGCTGCCACTAAGCGGGCGCATCGCAACAACGGGTTGCTATAGGTCTCGCCCTTCTGAGTCCCGACTATCTTACAAGTTACGGCGTAATCCAAATACCCTGAAGTTTTTCGCACGCTGGCCCCCTTGTCGCTACGCTCCTACGGGCACCGCTGCACGAAAAATCACGAAATCACGCCCTTGCTTCGCCCGGTCGGATTTCTTTACTTCAGCCTATTTGTCTTATGCCTGAATACCCTGGTTACTATAAACTTCCACTACGGGAAACGCGGTGCGTTCCCGTCGCGAACTAGGGGTTCGCGCTGTTATTCCCTAGTCCCGCACTATGTTGAATAACGATCGACCGTATCTTTATGCTTATGCGACCACTACGCAAAAAGTAAATACCGCTTCGCTAGCCCTGCGGGCTTATGTACTTTGTTACTGCGTGTCGCAACGCACAAAAGACACTAGTTCGTGATTGCGGACTTTACTTCAATCGGCACGCCACAAGGGCGTCCCTCACTAACAACTCCCGAGTCCCGAATGTAAACGGCTTCCCGCCCTTTGTGCTCCACCACGGAACCTGCGCACAACATTCGCACCGCTTCGCTAGGCCCTGGGGGCCTTGCTCTGTTGATGCTACGCTGCCGTGCTGTCCGCAAAAAAAGGCTGTCGTGTTGGTGTCAACTACAACTACTATAGAGTCCCGAATGTGAACAACTGACCGTACTTTTTTGCTTATGACTCTACGCTCCGCACATCGCTCGTACCGCTGCGCACTCGGCGATGACGCTTCGCTGCCAGTCATCGCAAGAAAAGATACGAGTTTGTGATCGGATAGTTTCCTTAATCGGCCCGCCACAAGGGCGGCCCTCATCATGAACTACCTAGTCCCGAATACATTGGGATAACAACTAACCGTATCCGTAGTCAACTGTCTCTCGTGACGCTATCTTCTCCATTTCCACCGTGTTGCTTTGACGCTCCTTCGTCGCTCACCTTGTCTCCGACTTCGGTGCGAAAACAACACTCAAAAAATGTCGGCGTTGCGCTACCCGATCAACAGTTGCCATACGGACACTCTTTTATGGCTGGAGTCCCGGCACTCACGAGTCCCGACTACCCGATAGGGCGCGGCCTAATCCGAATATCCCAGAGTTTCCCGGTACTACGCCGTCGGACGCTTCGCTTACCGAAGCCCTAGCACCTGGAACCACGAAATCACGCCTTCGCTACGCTCAATCGGATTTCTTTACTCTGGGCTATTAGTCTTACGCCTAGGTATCCCGGTTACTATAAATGTCCGTTACGGGATGCGCGGTGCGCACCCGTCGCGAGCGGGGGGCTCGCGCCACTATTTCCTAGTCCCGAATGTTTTAGACCACTGACTCCCCGCATTTTTTGCTCCCCGCGTAAGCTACGCACGAAGTAAACACGCTTCGCTGGATCCTGCGGATCCGTGTACTTCAGCGCTACGCAGTACGCGTCCGCAAAGAAAATGCTATCCCCGGAGACGGAGCACTCCAGAGTCCCGATTGTTATATGTCTGCGATTACGGAACCCAAAGCCCTAACCAGGTTATTTCAAAAGTGCTCCCCCGCATTCTGAAATGTTTGCGCAGAAAACCACTGCTTCCCGCTCCTGCGTCGCTCAAAACATTTCCGAAAGCTCCGCCGACTTTTGAAAAAACTACCCTTGCTCTCTCGCTTCGCTCATTCGCTTCAGCTGGCACGCTTTGACTTTCCGCAATCTTCTCTATGGGAAGGCGTCATCTTATGTTCCCGATATCTTCGCTCATACTTCGCTACGAGCATCGGAACCAACGCCATACGCCCCTGGAGTCGTGTCCGTTGGGGAGTCCCGAATAGTTAGTGGCGAAGCAAACTCGCTATCTCGTATGCGCTCGCTCCCCGACGGCTGTGCTACTCCATTTTCTCACTTTGCGCACTCGCTCCTTCGTCGCTTCACTTCGCCTGCGGCTTCGTTCGTGCACCAAAGTTCAAAAATCGTCGGCGCCCGGCCGTCGGTACACTCTCACAATCCGAGCGCTCGTTTTAGACAACGCCTATCCGTGTTGTACTCAGGAGTCCCGTTACTTTTGTTCAATCTTTAATGTCACACGGATTGTGTCTCCGTCAACATCATTAACCTCCAACCCGAGTTCATCCAGTATTGTGTCGGCCACATCGCTCATCTGGCTATACAGTTTTCTCAGCTCATTATCCGAAAACCCCTCCTCAAAGGAGATGTCAAATAAGGTGTCTGCTATCTGGTTGACTATTGAAAGCCTTGCTTCATGCGGGTTTAAGACCATTGACAAAGGCTACCAGATGACGGTATGCTACTGCAAGGCACATTCACGACAACACAAGGAGAATCCGAACATGTCATCAGCGCCTGTAACAATCACCGGTAATCTTACCGCCGATCCGGAGGTCCGTTTCTTTGATTCGGGAGCCCAAAAGCTCTCGTTCTCAGTCGCGGTCAACAATTTCTGGACCGACGCAAAAGGTGAAAAGCAAGAAAAAACGTCCTTCTTCAACGTCGTTGCCTGGCGCAACCTCGCAGACGATGCCGTCAAAACATTGGAGAAAGGCCTACGCGTAGTAGTGACCGGCCGTCTCGAGCAAGAGTCATGGGACGACAAAGAGACTGGGAAAAAGCGTTCAACCGTTAATATCCTCGCCGACGAAATCGGCATCTCTGTCCGTGGTATCGAGAGCATCCGCCGCAAGCCAAAAACCGAAGCGTCAGCAGATGGATATCCTTCCGCATCACGTGGGGGCGCCAAAACCGCAACACGTACTGCAACGCGCCCAGCCACAACCCGCCAGGAAGCCGATCAGTATGAAGAAGGCGTAGCGCCCTTCTGAGCCTTACATTCGGCTCGCTATTCGCCGGAGTCGGCGGCTTTGATCTTGGGTTTGAAGCCGCCGATTGGCGTTGTCGTTGGCAAGTTGAATGGAATAAGGATTGTCAAAAGGTATTGAATAAAGTTTGGCCCGATATTCCAAAGCACTTAGATGTGCGTGATGTTCGGGGCGACCTGCTGGAGCCCGTGGACTGCATAAATTTTGGATCACCATGTCAGGATCTATCAGTTGCGGGTAAGCGCAAAGGATTGAGCGGAGAACGCTCTGGATTATTCCACGAAGCGATGCGAATCATAAAGGAGATGCGCCATGCAACCAACGGAGAGTTTCCACGCCTCGCTATTTGGGAAAATGTCCCAGGAGCACTCACCTCTAATCGTGGAGCAGACTTCGGGGTCATCCTTGACGAAATGGTCAACGCAGGGAGTGTTTATCTTGAATGGGCAGTCTTGGATGCACAATATTTCGGAGTGCCCCAGCGACGCCGGCGAGTCTTCGTGTGTGCTGTCTTCAATCCTGCTGACGCAGAGCGATGTGGAGCGCCGGTACTATCTTTCAAAGAAGGCGTGCGCCGGCATTCTCAGGCGGGCCGACAGGCGGGGAAAGATTCTTCCAAGTCGTTTGAGGGAAGCACTGGAAGCGGTGACGAACAAGGAATGATGGCCTTTGAGAATAGCGGTTTCGCTAAGTGGCAAGAAACAGATAAAGCCATGACATTACGCGAGCGAGACTACAAGGGCCCTGGGACGATCATGGTTGAACCCCCAATTGTGTTTCACCCGCACCGCCAAGATGGCGTGCGACTGCAAGGAGAAACGATCAATACGTTAACTGCGTTCATGGGAACCGGTGGCCTTAACACGCCAATGGTTGCTCAGCCCTTAGATTTAAATAATAATATGGCCATGACACTACGCAGTGGTGGTGACGGTGGCGTGCCGTCTAGTCGCGGAGAGAACTTAGTAATTGAAGCTATTGCGTACGATGAATACAATGATACTCTTGTACCGGGCAGGGTACACCATTCTTTGCGAGCCGGAACGCGTCAATCAAATGGCGTTCTCCAGGATATGGTTGTCCGCCGTCTGTCACCATTAGAGTGCGAACGTTTAATGGGCTGGCCGGACGGGCACACGAAATGGACTGCTGACGGTACAATACAGGCAGACACCCATCGCTATAAACAGTGTGGTAATGGTGTTGTCGCTCCCGTGGCAAAATGGATTGGTAAAAAATTCGGAGCGGTTTTAACGCAGGCCTAGATGGATGAGGAAACCGAAGATCCCGAGACGGTACACTTCTCAACTGGATTTCATGGGATTTCAATGTACCTAACTGCATGCAATCGTCCTGGTACAAATCATTACTTCAGCGGAAACAAGAGCCTTGTTGATTGTGAGAAATGTATAGCCACATGGCTCAAGAAATAACTAGCGTCAATAGCTCAGCCTGGATAGGATTGATACATGTCTAAGCACATGTCATTAGAAGACAGGTTTTTCCAAAAGGTTCTTAAAACAGATTCTTGCTGGTTGTGGACCGGGGGTATTGCCACACAGGGATACGGTGTATTTAGGGTAGACGGCAAATCGGTTAGTGCCCATAGACATTCTTACAAAATCCACAAAGGAGAGATACCGGATGGGATGCATGTCTGTCACTCGTGTGATGTCAGAAATTGTGTAAATCCAGATCATTTATGGGTTGGAACCGCAACCGACAACATGCAGGATATGATTAAGAAGGGCAGACAGTGCGCAGCTAATAAAAAGCAGGAAAGGTGCAAGCACGGTCACTCCTTTGAAATAGATGGGCATCGTGTATATGTCTATAAGGGCAGGTCGTGGCGCATATGCCTTACGTGTAAAAAAGCTGCTAATAGATCGGCATCTCTTGCATGTTCTTCATCGCGTCCGTAGCTCAGTGGATAGAGCAGCAGGTTTCTACCCTGCGTGTCGGGGGTTCGATTCCCTTCGGGCGCACGATAATGATATAGTTCATATATGGCCTGCGTGTATGCGTTATCCTCGTCTCTCGCTCCAGATATAGTGCGTTATGTCGGTCGTTCTAAATTGGATACCGCCGGAAATAGGTTGGGTAAACATCTATTCCTGGCTCGGAATAGTCAAAATTTAGGTCATAAAAATAATTGGATTAGGAGTGTTCTCAAACAAGGAGGCTCAATAGTGAGTTTGGTTTTAGAATCTGGGCTTTCATGGGGGGAGTCTGGCCAAAGAGAGATTTTCCATATTGCTCATTATAAAAGTGTCGGGTATGATTTAACAAATATGACAGACGGTGGTGATGGCGTCATTGGATTCATTCATTCTGTTGAAGCACGTGCGAAAATGAGTGCCGCAAATTTAGGGAGAGTACATTCGCTTGAACATCGGGCAAAAATTAGAGTCGCACAATTGGGGAATAAGCGCTCGCCAGAAACCAGAGCTAAAATAAGCGCCGCAGGATTGGGGAGAGTACAGTCGCCTGAGCATCGGACAAAAATTGGGGCTGGGCATTTAGGGATAAAGCCCTCGCTGGAAGCTAGGGCCAAAATGAGTGCTGCGGGATTGGGGAAACCAAAGTCACCAGAGCATCGGGCAAAAATAGGCGCAGCGCACAAGGGGAGAGTATTATCTCCTGAACACAGGGCGAAAATAAGTGCCACCCTGCGAAATAGATATAGGATCAGTACGTCTTCTCTGATATAGTTAAAAATGGAACGGTGACCGAGTGGTTTAAGGTACTGCCTTGCTAAGGCAACGGGCTAGCGCCCCGTGGGTTCAAATCCCACTCGTTCCTCCAATTTACTGATATAGTGAATGCATCGGTGTAGTTCAACGGTAGAACGGCAGCTTCCAAAACTGCGCGTCGGGGGTTCGACTCCTCTCATCGGTGCCAGAACGTATAGGTGGCTATCCCTCTCGGGGCACTCGTAGGGGTTGGGTTCGATTCCCATTACATTCACGGACGGGTGGGGGGTGCGGTGCCCGAGGAGGGTGTCGGTCTAGACCCCCCTACCCCACCCCAAGTTGTTATTATCTCCTCTTGGTGTTATGCTGATAGAGCGGAATAGAACATTGGTAGTTCGCCGGGCTCATAACTCGGATGTAGTGGGTCCGATTCCCACTTCCGCCACTAAGTCAGGGTAGTTCAATGGACGAGAATGCTAGTTTACGGAACTAGCGATGGGGGTTCGACTCCCTCTCTTGACACGAAAAATAACGGAGTGTAGCGCAGTTGGCAGCGCGCCTGGTTTGGGACCAGGAGGCCGGTGGTTCGAGACCACCCACCCCGACGTATGTGGCTGTAGTCCAATGGCAGAACGCGGGGTTGTGGTCCCCGTCACGTAGGTTCGATTCCTACTGGTCACCCAAACGGCGTGTAGCTCAAACGGCAGAGCATCTGTGTGAAGTGCAGAGGGTTGGTGGTTCGACTCCATCCGCGTCGGCGTTACAATCTATACGTATACTATTTATGCCCGTGGACCTGGTTGGGACTAGGACCTCACTTGTAATGAGGACACAGGAGGTCCGAATCCTCTCGCGGGCTCAAGGAGGTGCGGCATGCGCGTCGCACCGACTAGGAGTACCAGCCGGTGATTGGTTTTCCCGCTAAAGTCGCCATACTCCCGCGCAAGGGATGCTGTGGATATGCGGGCACTGGCTGGTATTCCAAATTTTGCATCATTAACTCATCGTTGGTAGAGTGTCAGTTTTCCAAACTGAATGCGGTCAGTTCAAGCCTGACATGATGCTCCGGTTAAGCAGTCCACATAAATATAAAACAGATTATAGCCACGCACGAGGCTATTATTAAATATTTAATCATGATTATATATTATCAAGCCCGCGGCGCAATAGACCCAACATGAGTTCTCCTTGTGCGTATTCCTCCTCTTCTTCACCGAAAGATCCCTCAATCGCAACCGTAGTGACGCGACGCTTGCTTTTGATTAGCCGAAGTATGTCTTCATCAATAGTCCCAGAAGCTATCCCGTAGGTCACCATCACTGATCCTTTCTGACCGAGCCTGTGACAACGAGAGTACAGCTGGTCAACATCTGCTGGCGTCCACGGCAGTTCAACAAAGAGCACCTTTTGGGCGGCTGTTAGAGTGTGCCCGGTTTTGGCAGCCTGGATCGACAGAACAATGACTGGAGCATCCTCTATTGATAATTCCTGGAAGTCCTTCTTTGCTTGTTCCACGGCGTCCACCTTCATCCCGCCCTGAATCTTTAAACCGCCAAACGTATTAGCAAGCATGTCAACGATGTCACGATGGTGGGCGGCGATTACAACCTTTTCACCCGCATCTATCTGAGATTGAACCCATTCTTTCACGGACCCCATTTTTGCTTTTGCCGCCAAGCGACGTAGCACAGAAAGACGGACTAAGTGCTCGTTTGATTCAGTCTTGAACCGGGAAACCACGGCAGCCGAATGGGGGGACTTACCTAATTCTAAAGCGATAGCTTTTGCCCGTAGCACCAAGAATTCAACTATGTCATCTTCTGCCTTTTTGTATTCCTCCATTGCTTTATCGGATATTTGAATCATGAAAGTATCGTGCAGTACGTCTGGTAGTTCTTTTAAAACATGTTTCTTTGTGCGCCTGATGTAACAGTTAGAACGCAGGGTTTCGTTTAGCTCCTCTAGGTTTGTCGCTCCAGAGATATTCCAGTGCCCCCACTTGTCTTTGAATGCGCCACAGTACCGGCGATAAAAGCCCCATGTGCCGCCAAGATCATTTAACCGACCGATTACCTCCAATTGGCTTGCGTATTCGGCCGGACGATTTGTGACCGGCGTCCCCGTTAGACACAGAACAAGACCACCCGTGACTGTTTTCGCGATCTTTAGTGCAGCTTTCGTGCGTAATGCGGTTGGAGTCTTAAGAAAATGTGACTCATCACAAATTAGAGACTTGTAACCTTTAATCGCTTTCGCCCAGTGGCCTATGTTGGAGTACCCGATAATCATGAAGTCGTGTGGCGATTCACCCAACAGGGGTAATGTTGAACGATCCAGTGTCACAGCCACGCTCCGATGTGGCGCCCACTTACTCACTTCGTTTTTCCAATTAAGAATAAGATTCGGCGGGCATATGACTATTGCCGGGTATACGGATTGACCCAGTGACGTACAGTATTCAAGGGATGCAATTGCCTGTAATGTCTTGCCAAGACCCATGTCGTCGGCGATGAAGCAACGCCTGGCCTCAGCGACATACGCCACGCCGGCCGCCTGATAAGGCAATAGCTGACCGGAGATTGTCGGTATTGATAGCGATGCACTACTAGCCCGTGATGCATCTGCACGCTCTCTGCCGGTGGAGACAACCACATCAGACTCAATGCGGAGTTCGGGTGGAATTTCCATTTTGAACATTGTGGCCCATCGGATTGCCTCTTGAATCGCCGTTTTGGGTATCCTCCATGCCTTGGATGGTGGATGCCAGGTAGCGCCGGGTATTGTTTTAACGGACCTGACCTTAACTGGGTCGTAGTTAAACCCAAGATATATGAATGATTCGTCGTGGGTCATCCCTGCTGCTTTATTGAGTTTTTTGGGAAGATCAAACGTTAAAACGCTATTGTCTATTACGAAATCGTGTTTTATGGCGAACTCGCGGACTTCACCAATGCTGGTGGCCGGAGCTTTCCATACCTTGTTAACCTTGTCCCACTTGGCGCCCTGTATCTGTTTAATTATGTGCACCTCGTCGCTACTAAACGGAAAATCAAGTATTAATTCATCGTTGTGTAGCCACAGGGTTTTATTGCTCAACGCAGACTCCTCACAATGACTTTGCGCTCGTCTTCTGTCTTCCCGCCCCAAATCCCAAATTGGATTTCATTGTCGATTGCATATTGAAGGCACTCTGTTGATACTGGGCACACCATACAGTACGACAGTGCGGTGCGCTTTTGTTTACCCGTGCGCGGGAAAAAGAGTTTCATGTCTTGGTCGATACATGCACGCAGTTCGCGCCATGCTTGTAATACGTAGTTCATAGCTCCCCAGTGATATTTTGGTGTTCTTTACAATTTATCATTGTCGCACCTAGAACACAACATTCTGCACGGGGTTCTTTGTTAACCGCCCTCGGGGGCATCCAGAAGGTTGCGCAGATCCAAAAGAATGTCAACAACTTCGCTTACCCGCATTGTTAGATGGTGATCGTGCTTGTAACGCTTTGCCAAACCGAGTATAGCCTTGTCAATGATAGCCACTTCGGAATCGGTCATAGATACAAGTATAACATCGTAAAAAAACTACTTATATATATGTCCTATACGCAACCAGATGGGTTTGATGCCGTTTCCCACCATTCAAGAAATGGTTTGGTTGCCTTCTCGTACGAGAAACGTTCCTCTGATATATAACCGGGGAAAAGATCATTTTCAAGTAGCGCCGATATGCCGACGAGAACATCCCTTATATTGGAGATCGTCTCTGCGTCCAGAATAAACCCATTTGAGTTTAGGTCAAGGACATTATTTAACGTGTCGTGGGTCCTAGAGAGTGTCCCCATTAGGGCCCGCTCTTCCAACATCCACGAGGGTGCCCGTTTTTGGGGGTCTGGTAATTTCACGTTGTTGTATATTCCTTTACTTTGGTCGGTGTTTCTCAAATAATGAACTGGGGCTAATCGTTGACCCGGTACGTGCTACTTCTGTTATTACAAGAAACGCTACGATCTGCTTAATTAAGCGTTGTCCCAAAATGTTGTCAAGCGATGTATCAAAAACATTCCCATGATAAGTCGTTTCTATTTCCTGGAACGCCGGCATGCCTTCGTCGTTATACCCGTACAAGGATATCCCGGAACAGTAGTTCCCACGGCTGTCAAAGCAAAGTGCCGTGAAGGCTTCTGATAAACGGGTGTCGTGGGGGAATTGAGCGTGTATTTCCTGAAGGCTCAGACCGGAGTATTCTTTTTGTATTGATTGTTTTTCACCCTTACCCGCATTACAGGCGACGCAATCAAAAACAAAAACAAACCACGTAGGGAGAATTGAAAGACCGTTGTAGGCGTCGGTCAACGCGGCAAATACGAAGTCGCTTTCATTCTCCGATTGGTTGTGTAATTCACAAAATACAACCCGCTCATCAGATGCGTCGTCGTCAATGGGTTCTCCGATTTTTTCGTTAACTTCGTTTGCCGGCATTGCATAAAGCATGATTGAGGGAACATCGTCCGGCCCATGACGCAATTTGCAAGAGAGCATCTTTATCATCTGCAAAGATGTGATTGCCTGGGCGGCCCGTGTGGTGAGAAACTCTGCGGTTTTGGGAGTATGGTTAGGTGTCATCCATGGAATAGTATCTGTAGAATGTCAATAAAGCAATTTTTAGGGTTAATCTTTTTATGTGAGATAATATTCAAGGAGGGTCTATGCCACACGGATTAGATAGAACGAAAACCGGCAGAATCAGGATGGCGTATAACGACCGTCTTATCCCGTGGCATAGGCTTGGAACCCCATTGGCCGGTCTACAGACCATGGAGACAATGCTCCAGGCGGCTGAAGCTGATTACGATGTAATCCTTACCAAGGTCGCTGCGGTTGATGACTTGGGGAACCTAATAAGAAACCCCGACGGCGAACCCGTGTTCGTAAATGACAGTCGGGCCACCCTCCGCCAAAACATAGATGGCACATTTGATGCGTTGGCTACGGTTGGTACACGCTACGAGGTTAGACAGAATCGCGAAGTGCTTGAGCGTGCACTCGCGGTTGTTGGAGCGTCGCGTGGTGATGCCGTTATGGATACGTGTGGATGCCTGAAGGGCGGAGCGCGGTTTTTTGCAACCATTGATTTGGGCCCGTTAGTTCTTGACCCGACAGGCATAAATGACAAACTTGAACGGTACTTAGTTATATCGACAGGACATGATGGCGTCTGGCCGATTAGATATTCCAATACGGAAATAAGAGCGGTGTGCAATAACACCGTTGTCCTGGCTCAGAAATCAGCCCGTCGTGTTTATACGGCTCGGCACACGCGAAATATGGATACGGTCATAGATGACGCCCAAACGGTGTTGGGTATTTCTACGGTTTGGGCAAGTGAATTTCGCAAAAGCGCAGAAGAATTGTTGTCCGTAAAGATGTTGCCGAGCTACCTCCCCGATAAGGTTATAGATGTGCTCGCACCCGTGGATAAAAAGTCATCCAAGCGCTCAAAAGACTATAGGGATTCTCTCGGCGATATGTTGAATGAGATTTACCGGAACAAACGCAACGCCGGCAGTTATGGCAACAATGGCTGGACGGCCTATAACGCAGTGTGCGAGCTCCTGGACCATTATCGGTATACAACGCCAGAGGAGCATGCGCTCGCGAGCATGGATGAAAATTCATCTGTAACAAAAAAGAAACTACAAATACAGCAACTGCTTTTAAACTAATGGATCGGAGTCGTTATGAGTGAGCATTACGCAGATGACAACCCGTGGGACGATGCTGACCAATACCCCGAGAGTGCCGGGTATGGGAGCAACTACGAGTCATACGAATACGAAGGTCAAATTGACGACCCCGTAGCAGTTGCGCAAATCTCAAATTATGCGGATGAGATCGGCGTGTATTGTGCAATGATTTCTGAACGCGAATTTATTGGCGCGATTGATGAATTAAAGACGAGCGAGGGAGAGTCTGGCGTTCTCAAGATGGTTTTCGCAATCGAGCAGGTTACGGGTTGGCATTTAGAAATAATGGGCTCACGATCTCAAGTAGACGATATATTAATGAGTAGATACAATAAGTTCGATCCAAATGCATGGGACCGAATAAGAAATAGCGATCAGTGGCAGGACGCAATTTATCAGGCATCGCACGTCATGGATAAATTTGTTAGTGACGCAACCCGTATATACATAATGGGGTCGATGCCCTCATCCAAGATACGAGCCTCCGTCAGAAAGTTTTTATGGTCTTTTTGGTCTGCGCTTGACGAACGGATGTCACGCAACGTATAGTGATCGACATGACAATTCAGGATCAGGATGTTGCCGTAGCCCGTCGCCAGCGAATGAAGTATCGGCACCTTGATACGGATGGTCCACCAAAGCCCCCATCTGGCGGTGCATGCGTAAACACGCCGACGGATTTATTTTTTCCTGGCCCGAATGGAAACATCGGGGACCGGCTCAAGATAAAGGAAGCTAAAAAGATTTGTGCACAGTGTCGCGTGCAGACGCAATGTTTGGTTTATGCCCTTGAATGGGAACCTTACGGTATCTGGGGTGGTCATACCGAGAGCCAGCGTATTTATTTGCGTCGTAAGTTACAAGTAACATCCCGTCGTTCCGACGAGGCCGTCCGTCTCAATAATCTCATGGAGCTATAATGTCCGGTGTCCCATCCGCAACAGTTAGTGACTTTCTATCGCGGTTACAAGGCGTCCGGCGGTCTGGCGATGAATGGCAGGCTCGTTGCCCGTGTCGCGACGATGACGAAAATCCATCGCTATCTATTGCGGAAGGCGAAGGCGGGAAGGTCATTGTCCATTGCCATCGGGGCAACCCGTGTAATGCAAATCAGATATGCGACGCTCTGAACACCACGGTTCGCGAAGCTTTGTTTCCTAAGCAAGACAAGAATGACTGGGCTAATGGGGACAAGGGCAAAGCCCCTCAAAAGATTTTAACCAACACATATAAATACCACGATGCTGATGGTGTAGTTGTGTATGAGAAGTTGCGGTATAAAACATCAGACGGGAAGAAGACCTTCTCTCAGCGACGACCAGACGAGAATAAGGCTGGGGCATGGATCTATTCATTGGAGGGGATTCAAAGGGTACTTTATAAGCTCCCGGCAGTTCTCGCGGCCGTTAAGGCTAAGGAACCGGTCTGGGTGGTTGAGGGTGAAAAAGATGCAGATGTATTAATAGCCCGTGGCATCACGGCCACAACTGGCCCCGGCGGTGCTGGTCGTTCTAAATGGGACTCGCAATTTACTGCGGCATTGGCTGGCGCTCATGTTGAAATCATTGCAGACAAAGATGAAGTTGGAATAATGTTTGCAGTTGGCATCCATGAAGAGTTAGTTGAAGCGGGCTGTGTAGCAAATATCTGGCTTGCCGCTTCTGGCAAAGATACCTATGACCACTTTGCGGCCGGTCATGCTGTTGAAGATTTTGTTTTGTATGACCCGGCCGTTCTCGCCCTCCCGATTGAACCCGTGGAGATAAAAGAACAGAGCTCCAAGATTGAAACTGTGTTCCTTAAGATAGAAGAGATTTTTGCAAGCGATAAGCTTTCCGATGAGCAAAAGTTAAACCGTGCATCTATCGCGATAAGTGCATCAGTTGTTACCAAGGTCGCAGATACCGGGCGTCTTGTCAATTGGGAACAGTTTATATCCGAAACAGATGACGATAACTACGATTGGGTAATCCCCGGTTTGCTTGAGCGCAAAGAACGTGTGATTGTTGTGGCTTCGGAGGGGGTCGGCAAGCGTGCTATAATAAGTAGCGTGATACCCACTCCTTCTGGCTGGACGACACTTGGGGATGTGCGTGTTGGGGACCAAGTAATTGATAGGTTTGGTAATCCTTGTTCCGTTACCTACATCAGCCCTATAGAGAATAACCCCGATGCGTACCGGGTGACATTCTCTGATGGTAATCATGTTGATGCCGATGCCGAACACCAGTGGTACACCGAGACACTGGATGAGAGGGAAAAGCGACGACTTGGTAAAGTCCGAACGACTCAGGAGATCAAGGCAACATTGGGTTCGGGTCGTTCCAATAGGGCAGTCACACACGCTATCCCTACAACTAAACCGCTCTGTCTCCCCAGGGCGCAACTATCAATTCCGCCGTATACCCTGGGGGCGTGGCTCGGAGATGGGACAACATTAAACGGTTCTATTTGTAGCGAAGATAATGGGGTACTTGAAAACATTCGCCAAGATGGATATGCCGTTCGCAAGCGCGAATCTACGACGAATATGTACGGCATTCTGGGCTTGCAGGTCCAATTGCGTGAACTCGGCTGCCTAGGACACAAGCACATACCCCTTGTTTACACCCGTGGCTCTTACGAGCAGCGACTTGCATTGGTTCAAGGTCTTATGGACACCGATGGTTATGTCGGCAAAAATGGGACATGTGAGTTTTCTGTTAACAATGAAGTACTTGCCCGTGGTTTTCTTGATCTGATTCAAACATTAGGCATCAAGGTTACAATGAGAACAGGTTTGTCTAAACTTTATGGCAGAATCACGGGGACTAGATACCGGATGTCATTCAAAACCGATCTTCCGGTATTTAGGTTAAAGCGGAAATTGGATCGGTTACCAACTGGTCTCCCTACGTCTCGTTCTCTGTATCGTTACATTATTTCAGTAGAGCCGATACCGCCAGCCCCAATGCGCTGTATCTCTGTTGATAGCCCTGATAACACCTATCTAATCGGAGACGCTTATATCCCAACTCATAACACGATGCTTGCTCGCCAGGTGGCCATACTGTCGGCCGCCGGGATTAATCCATTCACTTATCAGGCGATGAAGCCCGTAGTGACTTTAACGATCGACCTTGAAAACCCAGAACGAATCATCCGTCGTACATCTCGCAACATTATGAATGCCGCGATAGCAAGGACACAGCTTCTATCCGGAAAACGGATTAGTGCAGTCGGTGCTCATCTACTGATAAAACCGGCCGGGATTGACCTAATAGGAACCGCTGATCGCGCCCATATAGAACAGATAGTAGATCAAATACGTCCGGACATACTCCTACTCGGTCCCCTATATAAAGCCTTCGTTGATAGCGGAACCCGTACAAGCGAAGCTGTTGCTGTTGATGTGGCCAAGTATCTTGACTACATTCGCGACACTTATAATTGTGCATTGTGGCTCGAGCATCACGCCCCACTGGGTAACGCCAGCACGCGAGAGCTTCGTCCCTTTGGTTCCGCTGTGTGGTCTCGCTGGCCGGAGTTTGGCATATCTCTCAAGCCTGATCCCAGTGCATTAGGAGAATATGTCTATGATGTTGGCCATTTTCGTGGTGCACGTGATGAGCGTGCCTGGCCGACTAAAATGCGTCGTGGGAAACTGTTTCCTTTTGAAGTGGTAGAATTTAGGAAGGTTGGGTAGTTTGAGTAAGAACGACGGAGCATTATCTAAAGAGTTCCTAACAGAGCGTGATACGAGAATATTCAAACTGAGACAAGCGGGCGTCACGCAGTCAGAGATCGCTAAACGATTCAATATGTCAACCCGTGCCGTTACTAATGCGGTTAGACGGCAGTTAGAGCGTTTCAGTTCGGAAGCCTTAATGGCCTATCCGGAACTACTCCGGATGGAACTAGAAAGACTGGATTCTCTTCAGGCGGCCATTTGGCCAATGACCCAACACAGAAGGGTTACAATGGATGACGGTAACGAAGTACAAGTGGAGCCGGATTTCAAAGCGATTCAACAGGTATTGGCAATAATGGATAGACGGACAAAGCTTCTAGGCATGGAGCAGACTAATGTCAATGTTCAAATGGATGTGAATTCTCGGGTGGACGTGCGATCCACTCTGTCTGGGGCAATTACTGTGTCTAATGTCCATTCATTCTCTCCCGAAGCAGAAGCCAGGAAATTGCTGGAAATCATGGGTCGTACTGGCGTGCTACCGGCGAATATCGTGAATGAAATCATGGGGGTCCCATTGGCTATAAATGGCTCTCCAGATGATGAATTAATACCCGTGTCTGAAAACGCCGACGACCTAGTAGATTGATAGTATGCCGGATGAGCCCCAATGAGTCCCCCTGAAGATGAACTACCTAATAACCTACGTGCCGCTGTTGACAAAGTAATGGAGCAAGAGACATTGGTACGAAAACCAAGCACTGGTTCTGTCCCTGGGATGCCGGCCACGAAACAGGTATTGATTAGGGCTACCGATAAAGATAAAGATCTTTGGCAGAGGGCCGCAGAGCATAAAGGGGTATCGCTATCGGAGTTTGTGCGAACTGCCTGCAATGAAGCTTCATCGTTTCTTGAGTGCCAGCATCCACGAGAGTATCGGCGCACATATTCCTGGTCTGATACATGCACGCTATGCGGAAAGCGCTTAAAGTAACCCGTGACGGATTATCTTTCCTATTCGGATTTCATTGCCGATGTCAGCATTAAGTATGAGAAGCAAAATAGGCTCACCCCGGGGAAGTGGCGATATGGCCAAATGTTTTTCAATATGGCAAGCAATGTACGACCGGATGTGGCAGAAGCCCTGCGCGGAACACTGCATGACCCATTTCACAAGAATGTAATATCCCCAGAGACTCATGTGTTCATTGAGGGATTGTGGTAATCCGAGATAACTGACTACCGGGTTGTTCTATTCCCTAGAGGCGGATAGGGTTTATGTAATGACTATACATAACGAGACTGCCAGTCGACCCCAGGCGATAGGGACTTCCTTAAAATATGGCGGGAAACCGTACACAGTGCTGTGCTACGCAAAGATGAAGAAGACATGGTTCACCCGTGTTGATTACAACGCGATGCAGTTGCATCGGGCGCGAATGTGCAAGGATTCTCAACGCAGTCTAGATACTCTGCATCGGAATGGCTTCTTGGATAAGATGAACGACAATAGTCGTGTCTTCTACCAGATCACGTCATGGGGGGATCATGCTCTTTACGCTCTTGGTAAAAACAAACAAAAGCAACTGTCGCGAATAAATACCGTGCACGGCGCACGCGGTAACGCCATGCGAGCCATCATGAACGATTACTAATGGACACGCCACAATGGATTAGCAATAATCCCAACATCACATCTATCTATTACTTCGGAATAACAAAACGGCAACAGAGGAACAACCTGTTCACTCACGCCGATCTACTCAATCACAATGCACTTAGGTTCGGCGACGAAGAGAAGACCATTCAGTGCCTAAATCAGATGATCAAGCGCAACGTTGTAGAACAGGTTCATGGGGCGATTGATCGCTGGCGCATTACGCCATTCGGAGTGAAGATGGGCCCCAGCGTGGGGAAGTACAGCATGCCTTGGATGGTTACCCAAATAAACGGTTCCACCAGGTTTTCTTCTTTGGTTTAACGACTGGTGCGACCGTGATATTTACGATCGGCGGCGCAACCGGTTTTGCTACGGCAACCTTTGCTGTCGTCTTCTTGGGTGTTGCTTTCTTCTGTGGGGCTTTCTTGTTTGTTGTCATGGGGTAGATACTAGTCGTATAGGTGGTGCCACTAGGGAACGCACCCGTGGCCTAAACTACGAAAATGAACGGACGCTATGAGGACCGGATGTCCAAGCTCACTATCGTTCTCGTCACCGCAGTAGAGGCCAAGTCCGATTTGGTGCTTCAATACGGGATAGGGGAAGACCTGTCCCAGGTGCTGTATGGATGGAAGGGCCCGGATCTCGTCGTTATATGCCGGATGACTGACCGGCTCCGGAAGAAGAGCAACATGGTCCGACTACGGAAGTGCGGAGATGCTGTGGCGGTGATGAGACAGGGCTGGGGTGTTGATGCGCTAAGCATGGTTGCCGAGGGGTATGTGAGTGACTCTCCATCGGATACAGATGGAGTGGACTTTGTTAGGGAGTTTGCAAACGGGAACAAGACGATAAAGGAGTGCATAACAGTCACCCATGTGGCTGGGGACGAAATCTCATTTGTTAGCAAGTCGTATGTCGTTTCTGTGCCACGACAGGTGGTGTGGGACGAGGAGGTGTTCACTCCAGGCACAACATTGGTGAGGGGGCCGCCACGTATGTATCCATTGCTATTCAGCAAGGCATTAGAACTGGATATCGTAGGCTTTGACGAAGAGAAGATGGGCAGCGAACAGAAGGCATTTTATGCAGTACTTGTTGACGGGCTGAAAGACATTGGGTTTGATGCACACTCAATGGTTTAGTGCCGTCGCAGGGCGAAAGGAAAGGAAATTCCCTGCGACGACATACTCACAGTAACACCGAATTATCGCACCCGTGCGAACTCTTTGGCTCTGTCCTCCGACTGATGTAGCGGTGCGACACTCCACCTCTTGCTGTTGTGGCGACCTCATGCAATTAGCAACCTCTCTGCGTCTCTTTAGTCTCATTAGGTATCACGCCACACTTCTCTGTTGTTGGTAGGTAGATGACCTGCCCTACATAGATGCCAGAACCATAGGTATCTACAACGCTGTCAGTTACCTTCTGTGTATCACCCGTGCAGTTTCTACGGACTATGTGATATATCGTGTCGCCAGACTTGACTACTTGCCTATTCGGAGAGCAGGTAAAGCCACTCTCTTGCTGTTGGGACAGAACCATAGCAAAGATGCCGACTATCCCTATCACCACTAACCCTCTAAGTGTCCTGTTCATTGTGTCCTCTCGGTTGATGTTGGTTGATGTTGGTTGATGTTCATCTTGGCAATAAGAGCGTAGCCTACTGATAATGAGATGTCAAGCATTGTTCTAAAAAGCCAACCCGTGTCATTTTATTCCCGTTATGGCTAATCCCCAGATCTTGACCTCTTGACCTCTTGACCTTTCACGCCTCGCCTAGAGCCTCGCTGTGCCTCACGCCTCACCTAGACGCTCACGCCTCACCTAGACGCTCACGCCTCGCCTAGAGCCTCGCTGTGCCTCACGCCTCACCTAGACCCTCACGCCTCGCCTAGAGCCTCGCTGTGCCTCA